CGGCTGTTGGGCAGGGCAAAGCGTTTGCCTTTTGTGCCCGCCGACAGCAAAAACGCGCCCATGCTCGCCGCCTGCCCCAAGCACAGCGTTTGCACATCGGGCTTGATGAACTTCATCGTGTCGTAAATGCTCATGCCTGCGGTAACGCTTCCGCCGGGGCTGTTGATGTAGAAATAAATGTCTTTGTCGGGGTTTTCGCTTTCCAAAAACAAAAGCTGTGCCACCACCAAGTTGGCGGTGTGGTCATTCACGGGGCCCACCAAAAAGATAATCCGCTCTTTGAGCAGGCGCGAATAAATGTCAAACGCGCGTTCGCCGCGCCCGCTTTGCTCAATCACGGTGGGGATTAAGGTGTTGTTTTGAATATCGGCTAACATGGTTTTTCCTCAGGTTTGAATGGTTAAAACGAATCGGCAGCCTGAAAACAGGCGTATCGCGAAACGATGGATTTTTGGATAAGGCGCTCGGCTGCGTTTTCAGGCTGCCTTTGCGGCAAGCTACATTAGAATAGGCAGCCTGAAAACGGGTAAAACGGGTTCAGCCAAGCCAAAACCCCTGCCCAAGCGGCTAACAAAAAAGCACCAAGCAATCAATCGCCTTGGTGCTTTTTGATGATGCGGTTAAGCGTTTGCGCCCATCACCTCTTCAAAGCTCAATGCTTTTTCGGTAACGTTGGCTTTGCCCAGTACATAATCCACCACATTGGCTTCCACCGCCAAATTGGTCGGGCCTGCCAGGCGGCTGCGGTCGGCAAAATACCAATCCATCACTTCTTGCGGGTCTTCGTAGCTGTCGGCAACATCGGCGATAATCGCTTTCACTTGCTCGTCGGTGGCTTGCAGTTTGAATTCTTCCACCAAAGCGGGCAGCAGCAGGCCCAATGCCACGCGCTGCTCGGCGCGTTCGGTAAACATATCGGCAGGCAAATCAAAGTTGGCGGCATCCAAAAAGCGGGCATACGTCTGCCGGCGCCATACTTCCGCGCCGATCAGCTGGCCGAACTGCTCGGATAAGCCGGTAACCGTGCCGTACACGTTGGCCAGCGTAACCTTGGGCCGATTGCCCGCCCCCTGGCCGCTCGACTCGAAGCCGTCGGCCTGAATCGGCAAACCCTGATAAGCCTGCCCCTTCCATATCACCGGCTGCGAGAGTTCGTTCAGCAGATTGCAGTAGCGCAGGATTTCGCCGCCCAACGGCCGCAAATCCAGCTCCCACAAATCCACCAACACGCCCTGATCCGCCGCCGACAACGCCCGCAGCATCGGAATCGACAACTGCTTCATGCGCGGATTCATGCGAGCACCTCCTCAAACTGCCAGCTGATTCGATACAGCCCGCCAATGTTTTTGACGGTGTACTCCTCCCCCACCTTTACTAGCAGCTTCTCCCCGCCTGGCGGCGTCCAGTGAAACGACTCCACGCCGTTAGTGGAAGCGATAAAGACTTCGATGGCGTCGATTTCCTCTTTTTCACCGGTCTTCTGCAACTCCCACGTCCGCATTTTTGGTCGCAGCGAAAGCGCCTGCCGTTGCTCGTAGCCGTCGCCGAACTTCACCGTGCGCACAGCAAACTTATGTTTTGCGCTGTTGCCATCCAAATCAGGCACAAACTCAAACGTCCGTTTCGGCATTGTCCAAACCTTCCTTCACTTCGGGTTCCTCTTTCTGCATCACATCAAGAAATGCTGTGTCGAATATCGCCAACAGGTTCAATTCCCAGCGCTGCATTCGTTGCCCGGTTAATCGGCAGTAGGCGTCTATTTCGCCCCACGACAAGGGACTAATGGACACCCCTGATTGCCTGGCACGGTTTAATTCAAAAAACCACGCCCAAACATGCGTAACTGCTGGCGGAATAACAGGCGGGTTGTCCAAATCAGGCTTGCGGATACCTGTTTGCTGGTAAATCTGCTCCAGCGCATCCCATTTGGATTGCTCCCGGTCTTTGATGGGTTTGTGCAGCTTGAAATAACGCCGCGCCTGCCTCTCCGCCTCGGCAATTACGCCTTGAAAAAATTTTGCTCTTCTGCCGCTTCGTCCATGATCTGCTTACGCAGCCAGGTATATTGCGACAGCACGGATTTAATGGCTTCAGCATCGCTGCCCACTTCTTTACCGTCGTCTTTCAGGCCGTCGAACGATACCGTCAGCACGCAGGTAGTCTCAATATCGCGGGCAATCGCCTGCTCCATTGTTTCTACCTCAGCCTTGCCGGTGCGCTGTTCTTTAGTTGCCTTCAACTGTGCTTCACGGGATAGCCGGTTCATCAGTCGCAGCATTTCGTCAGAACGCATACTGCGGATAGTGATGGTAAAACCCAGTTCCGCCCCAGTTGTCGGGTGCTTAGGGTGAAACTCGTGGGTTTCGTTGAAACGGTCATTGGAAACGCCTTGCAGTTCCTTTAAATCCATGAATAAATCTCCTGAAATCAAAAATATAAAAGGCTGCCTGAAACAGACAGCCCCAACATTAACCTACCGTCAGCTTCGGCTTGCCGGACAGTCGGATGGTTACATCTCGGCTTACCACATCGGCCACGCCGGATACGTTCCATTTATTGGTTTTAACGCGCCCCATCACAAGGAAAACCGTGTTGTCAGGGAACTTAACCTTAAATAGGCGCAGTTTCTTATCTTCTGCCGCTTTGACGATCTCCTTTTGTCCGTTGTCGCTTGGCACATAATGGCCGGTGAAGGAAAATTCACCAGGGTCAGTCAATCCCAGCGCCGTTTCTTTGAAGCCTTCTGAAGCCAGCGTGGTCACATCCACTTCGTCAGTCGATTCGCCGCTGTAATCGATGGTCTTCGTGGTGTCGGCCAAATCGACATACGTTACCGGGGTTGCCCCAGTAGCAATATTGCCGGAAGTATCCTTCACCTCCTCTTTTGACATCTGCAGGGTCGTACCCTCTGCCAACATATACTTGGAACCCATATCCAATCTCCATAAAAAAGCCCGCGCGGGCAAAAGAAAAGCCCTGCTTTCAAATGAGCAGGGCATAAAACCTTTTGAAATATATAAATATCTTGACTTTTAATATATGGTACATTATAATAATGCTGTCGGATAAGCCGACAACGGGAAAAGCCCCACCGAAGCGGGGCTTTACTGGGAGAAAGAAAATGAAGCCGACACTTCAAATTCTGCTCTTGGTTGTCCTGATGTTGGTAAGCAGTAATGCCTACTAAGGACTAACCAGCTAGGCGGCGGCTACACCCGCTGCCTAGTCCCAATCTTACAAAATCCCGCACCATAAAGCAAGCCATGAAAAAACTGACCCAAGCCGATTACACCAAGAAATATCTGGAAAAGCACGGCATCGTACAAAAAAAATTCAACCTCGACCCGGAAACCGTAGCCCTGTTGGAACGACTGGCTGCCGCACGCGGCGAAAGTCAAACTGCCGTCGTCAAGGCTGCCTTGCAGGCATTGTCCGCAGGCCATTAAGCCTACTCAATCGCCAAATACGGCACACTTACCACCACCGCATAGCGCCCATCCAGCATATAACCCTTGCTGCGGCTTGGGTGCTGGCGAATAGCCACCACGCCGAACTTGCCACCACGCCGGAACAGGTTTATCAACTCCGACGTGATTTCATCCACCTGTCCGGCGCCGCTGTTCTGTGGCACATACACCGTGATTTGAAATATCCCGCTGTACTTGGCCGCATTCAGCGTGCCTTGCACCGTATCTGCCGGAAGAAGCGCGGTTTGCAGATACGCCCCGCTCGGCTGCTTAGTGTCGGTATTTTCCGGTACCAGCGGCAAGCGGTGTGATTGGGCATAGCCGGCCGCCGCCTTTTCCAAGGCGCGGCGAATTTGCGTGGTTAAGTCCATTGTTTACCCTCTAGCCAGTTCTGCATATTGGTTACCGTAATCCTCACCATACCTTGCGGCGCTTGGGTGGAATAGCCATTGGCCGTGCGTCCGGTCGGGTGCTTCGGCGGATTTGGGTACAGCCCGTATTCAATAATCGGCGCATATACCTTGTCTGTGGCGATATATACCACCTGCCCGGCTTTAGCTGTTACCGTCGAGCCGTTGAACGCAGTCGGCAGCACATTGACTGACTGCGTCCAGCTGGCTTTCAGGTCGCCGCTGTCCACCGGCGTCTGTTCCAACAACCGGCGGTGGGTTTCCTGCACGATTTCGTCCGCCGCCGCGTCCAAT